AGTCTCGGTAAAACGGTCACGGCAAAAGACACCATCACCCGCTCGGTCAAAATCAGCAACAACGGTAAGCCGGGACTCGCTGAAGAAAGTGCTGCGGCGGTGATTGGTGTCACTGGCGTAACGCTGGATAAATCGACCGCCACCGTTGCCGTTGCTGCCACCACTACGCTGAATGCCACCGTGGCGCCAGCCAGCGCCAGCGATAAATCGTTCCGTGCCACCACCACGGATGCCGGGATCGTAACGGTGTCTGTGGCCGATACGGTGCTGACGGTGACCGGTATTGCAGCCGGTTCGGCTGACATTATTGTGATGACCAACGACGGTCTGTTTGTTGCGACCTGCAGCGTCACTGTTTCCTGATAACCGGGGCTTCGGCCCCGCCTCCTGGAGTAACCCATGTTTTTAAAAACAGAACCGTTCGAGCGCAACGGCGTGACCGTCACGCTCTATGAACTGTCGGCGCTGCAGCGTATTGAGCATCTTGAACACCTGAAAGCACTGGAAGCTGTCGCCGATGCGGACATGCAGGCCGCGCTGAACATGACGATTACCTCCGGTGCGCTGCTGGTGGCCATGTCGTTATGGCATGCGCATCCCCTGAAAGGAACGCACAACACGCCGAAAGAAGATGTTGAGCAGATCCAGAAGGATGTGCTGATGACCTGGCCGCTGGAGTTTATTGCCGAAGCGGAGTACAGCGTAAAATTGCTGTCCGGCATGGTGCCGCCACCGGAGACCAATGTGTCGCAGGATGATGCGGTGACCGAACCGGTCAGCCTGGAAAAGCCCTTGCCAGTGAGCTGACTTTCGTCCTGAAACTGGCGCGTGAATTTCGCCGGCCGGACTGGCGCGCCATGCTTGCTGGTATGTCGTCAACGGAATACGCCGACTGGCGAACGTTCTACCAGGACAACTTTTTTAATGATGTGCAGATGGATGCGCATTTCTCCTCGCTGATGCATATCGTCATCACGGCACTTGACCCCAAAACCACATCAACCCCTGCCAGCTTCAGCCTGCTTTCACCTTCAGCGGAGGATATTACCGACGATGAACCCGGTGACGATGTGCTGATGGCAAAGGCCGAGGGCATTTCAGGAGGCGTTCGCTATGGCCCAGACGGCAGTGGGTGACCTGGTCGTTAACCTTGACGTTAACTCGTCGAAGTTCAACGAACAGATGGAATACGTTAAACGACAGTTTAAGCAGACCGGCGATGCGGCGAATGATTCCGCGCTGAAGGTGCAACAGTCATTTACACGGCAGGAGAGCGCGGCGAAAAAGGCCGGTATTTCGGTGGGGCAGTACAACGCCGCGATGCGTATGCTGCCTGCGCAGTTTACGGATATTGCCACCCAGCTGGCCGGTGGTCAGAGTCCATGGCTCATTCTGCTGCAGCAGGGCGGTCAGGTGAAAGACTCGTTCGGCGGCATTATTCCGACCTTCCGCGCGCTGCTGGGCTCAATATCGCCGGTTATGGTGGGGGTTGGTGCGCTGGCAACCGCTACCGGGGCAATGGTTTATGCCTGGTATCAGGGCTCGTCCACGTTGTCAGACTTCAATAAAACGCTGGTCCTTTCCGGTAACAGTGCCGGGCTGACCTCGAACCGCATGCTGGTGCTGGCGAGATCAGGCGAGCAGGCGGGGCTGACGTTTAACCAGACCAGCAGCGCACTCACCGAACTGGTTAACGCCGGCGTGCGCGCCGGTGCCCGGTTCGATGACATGAGCCAGGCGGTGGCGAAATTTACCGAGGCGTCGGGTGTGCCTGTCGATAAGGTGGCTGCCGCGTTCGGGAAACTGACGAACGATCCGACCTCTGGCCTGATTGCCATGGCTCAGCAGTTCCACAACGTCACCGCCGAACAGATTGCCTATGTGGCGCAGCTGCAACGATCCGGGGATGAGGCCGCGGCGCTGCAGGCGGCTAACGATGCAGCGACGAATGGTTTTCGCGATCAGACAAAGAGCCTGCGCGACAACATGGGCTCGATTGAGTCAGCAGCGGATAGCCTGAAGCGTGCGTTTAAATCCATGTGGGATGCGGCGCTGGATATCGGGCGGCCGGACACGTCGCAGGAAATCGTCTCCAAAGCCGAGGCGGCGTTTAAGCGCGCGGATGAAGTCTGGAATCTGCGCAAAGGCGACCGCTATGTGAATGACGATGCACGCGCCAGCTACTGGAACGATCGCGAGTCGGCGAGGCTGGCGCTGGAGATGGCACAGCAACAGGCCAATGTGGCGAAAGCGACCGAGGAGAACGCCGCGAGAGAGGCGGTGGTGGAATCCGACCGCCAGAAGTATGCCGCGCAGGCCCAGTCAAATTACGCGAAGACGCAAAGCGCACTGGAGAAGTACACCGCTCGCCAGAACGAACTGAATAAGGCGCTGAAGGATGGGCGGATCCTCCAGGCGGACTACAACATCAACCTTGAAGCCGCCAAAAAGGAATACGACGACTCACTGAAGAAGCCTAAAAAGCCGTCAGCGGTGAAAACGCCGGCAGGCGTGAAAAGTATCGATACAGCCAGCGCGCAGACGCTGGAACTGGAAGCGCAGCTACGCACGCTGGAAGAGCATAAGAGCATCACGGATACCATCAGCCAGCAGCGGCAGGAGCTGTGGAAACAGCAATCCCGCTTTTCTGTACTGGAAGAGGCAGCTAAAAAGCGTGCGCTGACCGCTGATGAAAAATCAGTGCTAGCGAATAAAGATGAGGTGCTGGCGCGGGCGGAGGTGAATGCCCGGCTTGGCGATCAGATTGTTGCCCAGGAACGGTTAAACCGTCTGCAGGATAGCTCGCAGAAATACGTTACCCAGATTGGTGAGAAAACCAAAGCGCTGGTGGCGGGTGGCAGCATGAGCAGTAGGGGAGCACAGCGGCAGAATGAAGAGGCTCAGCTTCGGCAGGGCTGGATGAATGCTGGCGGCACGGATGCGGATCAGGGCTATCAAAATGAGCTGGGGGCGCTCAAGGAGTACTACGCCGCTCAGGATGAACTGCGTGGAGACTGGAAAGCGGGTGCGAAATCAGCGTGGGCTGACTATGCGGATTCAGCCGCTGATGCATATGGTTCCATGAAGTCAGTAGCTTCCGCCACGTTCGACGGTATCAGCCAGAACATGGCGGATATGCTGACGACAGGTAAAGCTAACTGGGCCGATTTTACCCGCTCGACGTTGTCGATGTTAACGCAAATTATGATGAAGCAGGCCATGGTAGGGCTGGTTAACTCAGCCACATCTGCGCTCGGTTTTGCGGGCGGGGGTTACACCGGTACCGGCGGTAAGTATGAGCCGGCGGGTGTGGTTCACCGCGGGGAGTTTGTATTTACCCAGGAGGCCACAAACCGGATCGGCGTCGGCAATCTGTATCGCATGATGCGCGGTTACGCGACCGGCGGGCTGGTTGGCGGGGGTGGGGGCGGTGTTGCTTCTCCTTTCGGGGTCAGCGTCTATGCGCCGGTGTCTATCACCACAGGTCAAGGGGATTCCGGCCAGCAGAAAGGGAGCGGTGATGCAGTCGGAAAAGCCTATCAGCAGGTCATTGATAGCTCCGTCCGTGCGGGGATTGCAAAAGCTATACAGCCGGGCGGCATGATCTGGAATGCCAATAAGCAGAGGTAATTGATGACGATTGAACATTTTGGATGGCGGATCAAGGCATCCAGCCAGCCAACGCTGAAGAGCAAGGATTCCGTCCGTACGGCGCAATTCGGTGATGGCTATAAGCAGGTGTCTGGGGCCGGGCTTAACGATGAAACGCTGAGCTATGAGTTTTCATTTACCGGTGAACCACAAACAGTCCGGGATATTTATGCTTTCCTGCGGCGCCACAAAACAAAATCGTTTTCGTTCACGCCACCCGGCGGCGAGCTCGCCTTGTGGCGTGTCGAACCAGACAGCCTGCAGCGAGTCACCAAAAGTAAAACGGTGGAAACCGTTTCGGCCACATTTGAACAGGCGTTTGCACCATGAGCTTGAACAGTGATTATCAGAAACTTGAGCCAGGCAATGTAGTCCGGCTTTTTGATGTCGATGGCACCGGATTTGGCGTCAGTGATGTCCTCCGTTTTCATGCGCATAATATTGCGCATACGCCGGAGGAAATTGCCGCCGCCGGCGGGGATGAGGACAAGCTACCCGCAAAATCTATCTGGTGGCAGGGGATGGAATATAAAGCCTGGCCGTGTGAGATAGAAGGGATTGAGACGGCTACCGATGGTAGCAGCGCACAGCCAACACTGTCGGTCGCTAACCTTGATAGTTCCATTACCGCGCTGTGTCTTGCTTATGATGATTTGCTACAGGCGAAAGTCACTATCCACGACACGCTGGCGCAGTATCTGGATGCTGCAAACTTCCCGGAGGGAAACCCGGCGGCGGATCCGCAGCAGGAAAAGCTGAAGGTGTTTTATATCGATGCAAAGGATAGCGAAACCCATGAAGTGGTGGCGTTTAAACTCTCCAGCCCGATGGATCTGCAGGGGCTGATGATCCCTACCCGCCAGCTGCATTCACTTTGTACCTGGTGTATCCGTAACAAGTATCGATCCGGGGATGGTTGCGACTATGTAGGGACCCGCTATTTCGATAAGCACAATAACCCGGTTGATGACCCTTCGCAGGATGAATGCCCCGGCACGCTGACGGCGTGCAAACTTCGTCACGGCGAAAGCAATGAATTGCCGTTTGGCGGTTTTCCAGGAACTTCACTTATCAGGAGCTGATATGCGCCAGAAGATTATCGACGCCATCATGGCGCATGCCGCCGCCGAATACCCGCGGGAGTGCTGTGGCGTGGTGGTGCAGAAAAGCCGGGTGCAGCGTTACATTCCCTGCCGTAATCTGGCAACGGACCCGACCGAACATTTCCACCTGTCACCGGAGGACTACGCCGCAGCCGAAGATCTGGGGACGGTTGTCGCCATCGTACACAGTCACCCGGACGCCACAACCCAGCCGAGCGAACTGGATAAGGCACAGTGTGACGCGACGCTGCTGCCCTGGCATATCGCCAGCTGGCCGGAAGGGGATATCCGTACCATCCAGCCGCGCGGCGAGTTACCGCTGCTGGAACGTCCGTTCGTGCTCGGGCATTTCGATTGCTGGGGGCTGGTGATGAGCTATTTCCGACAGACGCATGGCATTGAGCTGACGGATTACCGTGTGGACTACCCCTGGTGGGAGGACCAGTACCCGGAGAACTTTTACCGTGATTGCTGGTATGAATGCGGGTTCCGTGAATTTGTCGGGCCACCGCGTGCAGGTGACATGGTTATCATGCAGGTACAGGCTAATAAGTGGAACCATGCCGGGATCCTGCTGGAAAACAACATGCTACTGCATCACCTGTATGGGCATTTGAGCAAGCGCGTTCCGTATGGCGGCTACTGGCAGGAACGGACAATGAAGATTCTACGATATAAGGACCTGTGCTAACCTGTGTTAATACTCACAAGTTAGAAGGTCACATGAAAATAATTTCTTTGATTACAATTTTATTCTTATCGGGATGTTCTGGTGTTTTAGAAAGGCAGGAGCCAATTTGCTCTGGTATTGCCATGGTTGGCGGGCAGGAGACAACCATACAGATTTATGGGGTAAGAACTGTAGTAAACCAAACTCAATTTAGAGCAGGGTACCCATTCAATTGGCAATGGGTATCAGCCAGCAATTTCAAGAATACCACCTGTAAAAAATAGTTTGTTCCGAGCCCATGCCTCGGTTAGCATAATAACTGCTGCTGTGAATCCACCTATGCGGATGGGCGTACAGTCAAGCTTCTCTGATGAGAATCGTAAACGAGATCGCGGAATCCCTGACTGGAGATTCCACCGAGAGGCACTCGGCACAGCAGCAACAAATATCAAACCTCGCTTCGGCGAGGTTTTTTATTATATGGAGAAAATATGCAAGAGGTTATGACGCAAATAGAACTTGGTGGCCCCCTTGGTAAGATTTATGGGAGAAAGCACTTTAGACTCATTCATAAAATATCTGAGGCGGGCGTGGCTCTTGCGAAAACTATCCCAGGCTTTGAAAGCTACATGCTTAGTAGCAAACGCCGAGGTCTCACATTCGCCATATTCAAAGGTAAGAAGAATATAGGAGTAGATGATCTTGGCTTTCCTGTTACAGGTGAGGTAATTCGAATTGTACCCGTAGTCATAGGCAGTAAAAAATCAGGATTACTGCAAACTATTCTTGGCGTGGTGTTAATTGCAGCGGCCGCATTCCCTGTACTGACACCTGGGTTGGGCATTGCCGCAAGTAATATTATGTTTGGTATTGGCGCGTCAATGGCGCTGGGAGGTATCGTTCAGATGCTATCTCCCCAGGCATCTGGTCTAGCAAGTAAGCAAAGCGCAGATAACCAGGCTTCTTATGCATTTGGTGGTGTGACTAACACCGCGGCTCAGGGATATCCCGTGCCATTAGGTTACGGCAAGCGCCGGATCGGTGGTGCAATTATATCTGCGGGTATTTACGTCGAAGATCAGCAATAAGTATCTTTTCTCTTCCTCTACCTTGACCACCTAACGGTGGTTTTTTTATGGGCGCAATATGGACAAAAAGAAAAGCGTTAAGGGCCGTAAAGGTGGGGGCTCAAGTTCCCGCACACCGACAGAACAGCCAGATGATCTCCAGTCAGTCGCAAAAGCGAAACTCCTCATTGCCCTGGGTGAAGGGGAGTTTGCTGGTGGGTTAACGGCTAAAGATATTTATCTGGATGGAACCGCGCTGGAAAATACGGACGGTTCATCCAATTTCAGTGGGGTAGCGTGGGAATTCCGTTCTGGCACCCAGGCCCAACAATACATTCAGGGTATTCCCGGAACTGAAAATGAAGTCAGCCTGGGTACCGAAATATCCAGCGCGACGGCATGGACTCGCACTTTCACAAATACGCTGATTTCCGCCGTTCGCCTGCGCATTAAGTGGCCCTCGATTTACAAGCAGCAGGACAACGGCGACCTGGTGGGATACACCATCAATTACGCTATTGACCTGCAGACTGACGGCGGCACGTGGAAAACGGTTCTAAGCACGCGCGTATCGGGTAAAACCACTACGGGCTATGAGCGTAGCCACCGCATCGATTTACCGCAGGCGGGCAGCACCTGGACGCTACGTCTGCGTAAAACAACGGGCGATGCGAACAGCGCCAAAATAGGCGACACAATGACGTTGCAGAGCTACACGGAAGTGATCGACGCTAAACTGCGTTATCCGAATACCGCGCTGCTCTACATCGAATTCGACTCGAGCCAGTTTAATGGTTCCATTCCGCAGATATCCTGCGAGCCGAAAATGCGGGTGATCCGCGTGCCGGATAATTACGACCCGGAAACCAGAAGCTATCTTGGCACCTGGACCGGGGCATTTAAATGGGCATGGACAGATAACCCCGCGTGGGTTTTTTACGACCTGGTTCTTAGCGACCGCTTTGGGCTCGGTAATCGCCTCACGGCTGCCAATATAGACAAATGGTCCCTCTACGAAGTCGCGCAGTATTGCGACCAGATGGTACCGGACGGAAAGGGCGGCGACGGGACGGAACCCCGCTATACCTGCAACGTGTATGTGCAGGACCGGAACGACGCTTACACCGTGCTGCGCGACTTTGCCGCTATCTTCCGTGGGATGACATACTGGGGCGGAGATCAGATCGTGGCGCTGGCCGATATGCCGCGGGATATCGATTTTTCCTACACGCGTGCAAACGTCGTCGACGGCCTGTTTACCTACGCCAGCAGCACCACCAAAACCCGTTATACAACCGCGCTGGTCTCCTGGTCAGATCCTGACAACGCCTACGCCGACGCGATGGAACCGGTATTTGAACAGAAGCTCGTCGCGCGCTACGGCTTTAATCAGCTGGAGATGACCGCGATTGGCTGCACCCGGCAGTCAGAAGCGAACCGGAAGGGGCGCTGGGGCATTCTCACTAACAACAAGGATCGCGTAGTTTCGTTTGATGTCGGGCTGGACGGAAACATTCCGCAGCCTGGCTACATCATCGCTGTGGCAGACGAGTTGCTTTCCGGAAAGGTTATGGGCGGGCGCATCAGCGCCGTTAACGGCCGCGTTATCAAACTTGACCGCGTGGCAGATGCAGCAGCCGGCGATCGCCTTATTATTAATCTTCCCTCCGGAGCGTCACAAAGCAGGACGATTCAGGCTGTGACCGGCGAAGTAGTCACGGTGACCACGGCATACAGTGAGACGCCACAGGCCGAAGCTGTTTGGGTGGTTGAATCTGACGAGCTCTACGCGCAGCAGTATCGTGTTGTCAGCGTTTCCGATAACGATGATGGCACTTTCTCGATTACCGGCGCATGGCACGATCCGGATAAATACGCCCGTATTGACACCGGTGCCATCATTGACCAGCGGCCGATCAGCGTTATCCCTCCGGGCAACCAGTCCGCGCCGGATGATATTGCCATCGGGAGTTATTCCACAGTACAGCAGGGTATCAGTGTGGAAACGTTGCGCGCGACCTGGTCGGTTGTGGATAACGCTATTGCCTATGAAGCACAGTGGCGCCGCGATGATGGTAACTGGGTTAACGTGCCGCGAAGTTCGACAACCAGCTTTGAGGTTGAATCTATCTATGCCGGGCGCTATCTGGTCCGCGTTCGTGCTATTAACGCGGCGGAGATTTCGTCCGGCTGGGGATACTCGGAAGAGGTCACGCTAACGGGGAAAGTTGGTAATCCGCCGCAGCCAGTAGGTTTTGCGGCCACGCCGATTAACTGGGGCATCCGCCTGAACTGGGGATTCCCGGCAAACACGTCGGACACCCTGAAAACGGAAATCCAGTACACCCCGAACGGGGACCAGTCGGATCCGCTGCTGTTGAGTGACGTGCCGTACCCATCATCCGAATATATCCAGCTTGGGCTTAAAGCAGGCCAGGAGTTCTGGTTCCGCGCGCAGCTGGTAGATAAAAGCGGGAATGAATCCGGGTGGACGAACTGGATCCGGGGCATGGCTAACAATAACGCCGATGATTACCTTGGCGATATTACCGGGGATTTCCTGACCTCAAAAGACGGTGATGCGCTGACCAGCCAGATTGATCAGAATCTGGAAGGGCAGTTGCAGAATGCGCTGGCGAATAACGCGACAGTCGAACGGCAATGGGCGCAGTACGGTGAAGTCCGCGCCGAAATACTGGTGGTGAAGACTACGATTGCCAGCGTTGATAAAGCAATGGCTGAGTTATCGACCACAGTGCAGGCTGAGCTCGGTGATATGACGGCAACCCTGGAAGATAAACTGACGGCGGTTGTTGATGCTGATGGTGCTTCGGCGATTCATACCCTGAAAGTTGGGGTGCGTATTGACGATGTTTACTACGGCGCTGGCATGTCTGTCGCCGTTGTTGCAGAAGCAGGGCAACCAGTGGTGACGCGAATAGCGTTTAACGCTAACCAACTCGTTCTATTGAGCGGCGAGGGGGATGCTCAGTTCTCACCGTTTGCAGTGATTAACGGGCAGGTATTCATCAGTGACGCGTTTATCCAGGATGCCAGTATTACCAGTGCGAAAATTAAGGATGCGGCTATCACTAATGCAAAAATTTCAGGTTCGCTATGGTCAACCGGCTACAAAGTAGCAAACGAGGGCGGTTGGTGCCTGTCGAAAAAGGACAACAACCTTTCATTCACTGGGCCAAGTGGCAGGCTACTGGTACAGCTAGGGCACATTACGGGGGTTGCACCTGATGTCTGATTTCGGTTTTGATTGCTGGCGTGAGGATGGTTCATCTGCAAATTTTGGCATTAAGCCGATTTCTATTATTGGTACTATAAAACTGAGTGCCGGACAGAAGTCCGGCACATATTCTTTTGATGTCCCGGCGGGGCAAAAACTTGGATATATGCTGGGGCTGGCTAAAACAATAGCCTATGTTGAGGAAAGGCGAACAATCACCATCTCCGGTAATAGTATTATTATTGGTGCAGGTTCAAATAATTCTTTAACGCAACCACAGGCAAATGAAAGCTATGTCGTGGTATTTCTGGAAAATGTATAATGGCTGACAGATACGGTGCTTATTTAACATTAAGAAGTGGGAATGTGTTTATGACGCCGCAATCAATTCCGATTTG